CCTGGTTCAGCACTCGCACCAGGGTCGAGTTACAGAATGCCGTGGGCCCGATGTTGTAGGCCAGGGACAGGTAGGCGTCGTATTCGTGCTGGTGCAGGGGCACCTTCACGCACTGCTTGAGCGCGCCCTCGAAACGCAGCACGTCATCGAGCGCACGCACCAGGGCCTTGGTGGGCGTCGTCTTGTCGCCCATCTTGACCCCGCCCGTGGTGCCGAACCCGAGGGTTGGCACGTCCCCGGGTACGGGGATGATGGCGGTATCGCTGTAGCCCTCTTTGACCGCCAGTCCGACGAAGGCGGCGGCCGAGAGGGTCAGCGCGGCGACCGCGAGGCGGACGCGGCTCACTTGGCGGGGGCCTTGGAGTCAGCGGCCTTCTCCGGCTGCCGAACCTGCTGCTCAAGCTCCATCAGCCGGTCGGTCAGGGCCTGGATCTGCCGATCGCTGGCCTGCTGGATCTCGGCCACTCGCGCCTTGGCATCTGCGTCGATGCGCGCCACCTCGATCTTGGTGTCGGCCTCGCGGTTGATCTGCATCGTGCGGTTGGCCAGTTCGGCCTGGGCCTTGCGTAGCTGCTCGGTCACCTTGTCGATCTCGGCGGAGGCTTTGGAGCGAACGCCCATCAGGGCGTCCTGCATGCCGGCGTCCACACCAGACTCCTGCAGGCCGGCCTCGGATTCCAGCTTTGCGGCGCGGGCGTTGAGTTCCCGCACCTTGGCGTGCTGCTCTTCGAGCGTTGCCATCGCCATCTCGCGCTGGACCTGCATCGCTTCGGACTGCGCCATGGCCTGCTGTTCGGCTTGGGCCTGCTCCTCGGGCGTCATCTTCTTGGACGGATCACGCTCGCCGGTTAGCTTGCGGATCTGGTCGGCGATCTCCGTCTTGTTGGGCAGGTCGGAGAACTCCATCGCAATCGTCAGCACGCGCAGGCTGACCTCGGGCGGCAGGCGCCCGGCGAGGTTGTTCAGCGACTCGAACATGACCTGTCGCAGGGTGCCGGCGTAGTCCTGTTCGGAGACGACGAAGTCCGACATCGAGGCGGTGATGTCGTTGATGTAGCGCACCGTGCCGTCCGCCTGGGGCTCGGGCACGTTGATCTTCACCCACTCGATCGCACCCTTGGCGCCGGTCAGGCGGACCACCTTCTCCTCGGTGTACCACTGCTCCACGAGGGATAGCTGCTTCTCGCCCTGCACCTGGACGGCGAAGCGCAGATTGTCGAAGGGCTCGGTGGTGACCACGCTGCCCTGCAGTTGCCGCGCCTTGATGGCTTCGCCGGAGACAGCGTTGGTCTGCCGGCCCATGTTCTCGTCCGCCACACCGGCCGATCGCTGGATGGTGGACTGGGCCAGCTCCATCATGCTGATCTGGCCGGTGGCGGCGTCCGTGTCGCGCTTGATCTCGACCTTGCGCCCCGGCTTGGTGACGATCAGGCCGTCAGGACGGTCGGCCTCGTCGCGCAGGAGATCCCAGTCGTCGGTAGCGCCTTCCTCGGCGATGACCTGATTGGTGTTCAGCATGAACAGGGCCTTGGAGGCGCGCTTGTTCAGATCCTGCTGGATGTCTCGCACGCGGCGGATCGCGCCGTAGGGCAGCCGGTCCCTGGAGCGGCGGTAGCACCAGATCGGCGTCAGCGTGAACCGGTTGTGGCGGTACGGGCTGGACCCGTAGCCCAGCATGTGCGACTCGGTGAAGACGGCGATGTGGACGCGCATCATCATGCGGTCGACCAGCATGCTGCTGGTCCGGCCCACTGCGTCGCGCAGCACGGAGTCGCTTGTCGTCAGGAACGCGCCCTTCATGGGGCCGTCGGCGACCAGGGTCACGCGGGCCGGCTTGCGGTATTGGGCCTCGATCAGCTTCACGCGGCGGCGCTTCGCGTCCGCCAGGGCGCCGACACCCGTGGCAGTCAGGGTTCCAGTCTTCAGCTGCGTGAGGTCGTGGGCGGTGTACCAAGTGTCCTCTTCCCACCCGTCGGTCGTGTAGTTGGTCCCTTCCTCCACGGCGGCGCGGATCTGCGCCTCGCGGTTGGGGAACATCAGCACGGCCACATCCTCGTCCACCCATCGCCAGCGGAACAGGTAGCGGGCGTCCGACAGGTCCGGCTCGTAGCTGGAGGAGTCCCAGAGCACGTTGCGCCAGTCCTCGTACTTGGAATAGAGGACGTCCTGGGTCGGGTCGTCGCGGGTGCCGTCGTCCATCCAGCCCACGCCGGCCTTGAGCGCATCCGCGAAGGCCCGGCTGCGGGTGAATGGCACCCGGTTGATGTCGCTGACGTACTTGAGGACCTTGGTCTTGACGTCGGCCCCGGCCACGTCGTCCTCGGTGCGGGGCAGCACCTTCCAGTCCACCCGGGCCCGGCGCTCGGTGCCGATCAGCCAGTCGACCATCGGGGCGACTTCGTTGTAGACCAGGGGCACCTGACCGCGCTCGCGCAGGGTGGTGGCGTCCTCGGGGTCCCACTGCAGGTTGTCGTAGAAGTCGCAGTCCATCGCCATGTCCAGGCGGTTCAGCGACTGCTTTTCCTTCTCGTAGTAGTACCACTCCAGCAGGCGGCGCAGTTCGGCGCGGGCCTCCTCACCATCGAGCTTGTTGCCCCGTGGCTCGATCGCCCGGCCGGAGCTATCCATCGTCTGCGCTTGACGACGGAAGTAGTCGTCTCCTGGCGCGCGGCCACGGACGGGGCGGACGTCGAACTCAGCCATAGGACGCGCCCTCCTTCTCGAGACGGATTTCCTCGCCCGCTACCGTCTGGCCGTCTACGCGAAGCTGCATGTGGCCCATCGAGCCGCGCATGTACTCGGCGGGCGGCGCCGACGGCATACGGATCAGGTCAGGCAGACCCTCGTTGATGATGCTGGCCACCCGCACCCAGTTGGCTTTGCTGGGCTCCATGCCCAGCACGTCGCAGGCCGTGGCGCACTGGCGGGCAAGGTAGGCCGGGTCGTCGTACTTGAACGCGGCCGACTCCAGGACAACGTACCAGGGCGCCCCGTTGCGGAACGTCGGCACCAGGACAAGCGCCCGCTCGTCGTTGACCCAGGAGTAGATAGCGGTGATGTCGCCAAGCTGGCGCGACATGAACGCTTTGCGCAGGTCGAGAGAAACGCCCATGGGTATGCCCGGCACCGTTGAAACGGCACAAGGGTGCCACGCTTGCCACGGCCCCAGGCCTGGGCTAGACCGCCATTCCGGTGCGTCTGCGTCGGGCGAGTGCGCCCTGTGGTCCGGTGGATCGCAGCGTGTCCTCGGCGACGATGCACATCATTCCGAAGGCGTCGGCGGAGTGGCTGGCCCAGTCGTGATTGGGGCCCAGGCCCACATCCCGGACCTCGTCGCGCTTCTCGTGATACCAGCCCAGGGCATCCCGGCCGGCCTCGGTGGTCTCGGCGTTGAACCAGATCGAGGGGAACACCCGGCGTGCGGCCTCGACGCGGGCGATCGCCGCGCCGGGCCCCTGGTTGGGCACAATCTCCACCGTGTAGCCGGCTCGCCGCAGGGCGGACTCGTAGCTCACGTCGAACACCTTGTCGTGCGTCACCCCGTCGTGCGGCAACCAGATGTCCATGCGGTCTGGGCTGTAGCCCTCCTTGCGCGCCCACACAAGATGGGCCTCAAGCGGCTGGCCTTGCGTCTCGTAGTGGTGGAGGACCCGGATCTCGCGGCCGATGAATTGGGCGACCCACCAGACAAAGGAGTCCGCCTTCTTGCCGGTGCCGCCGATGTCGGTGAAGGCCCGCAGGCGCATCAGTGGGTCCAGAGCCAAGCGGCCGATGCGCCCGGAGGCCTTGGCGGCGGTCAGGCTCTTGGCGTAGTAGGCCCCGGCGACGACGGTGGCGTAGGCGCCTTCCCAGATCCAGTCGTAGGTGTCGGGCCGCTCGTTGAGGTCGCGCTGCCGCTGGCGCTCCAGGACGGCCGGGAACTTGGGGTTGTCGCGCCAGTTGAGCTCCGCAACCCTGATGCGCGGGTCCTTGGTCTGGCGGAATCGCTTGTCGGTGGCGCTGCCCTTGCGCTTGGGGTTCCACGTCACCCACAGCTCGGCGTGCCAGTCCTCGCCCTCTTCGCGCAG